GAAGCAAGTACACCACAAAAGAAACAAGTACAATTTGCCAAAGGACAATTTAACACAACTTTAGATAGAGTATTAAGTAAATTAAACAAATAAAAATGAATAAAAGAAACGTAAATTTAGCAACTACAACTAACATCACTACTACTTATGCTGGTGAGTTTGCTGGTGAGTATATCGCAGCAGCTTTATTATCTGCATCAACTATTGATGATGGTGGTTTAACAGTAAAGGCAAACATTGCTTTTAAAGAAGTAATCAAAAAATTAGCTACAAGTGCAATAGTACAATCTGCATCTTGTGATTTTGACCCACAATCAACTATCACACTAACAGAAAGAATTATTGAGCCAAAAGAACTACAAGTAAACCTACAACTTTGTAAGTATGATTTTGTAAACGATTGGGAAGCACAATCAATGGGTTATGGTCTTGGTCAAACATTACCACCAAAGTTTTCTGATTTCTTGATTGCACACGTTGCAAGTGAGGTAGCACAGAACACAGAATTTTGTATCTGGCAAGGTGATACGGCAGCAGGTTCTAACAACTCTTTTGATGGGTTTGAGAAACTAATTGCAGCAGCAGTAACAGCAGGAGATGTTCCAGCAGCACAAGCAATCACATCAGTAGCACTTACATCTGCAAACATTATTGACAAACTTTCTGAAGTAGTTGATGCAATACCTGGTGCATTATATGGTAAAGAAGATTTATTCTTATACATCGGAACTAAAGCAGCTAAACTATATGTACAAGCACTTGGTGGATTTGGAGCAAATGGTTTAGGGGCAAATGGTGTTGCTAATATGGGTACACAATGGTGGAACAACGGCAGCCTAACGGTAAACGGTGTTAAAATCTTTGTATCACCAGGTTTATCTGACAACAAAATGTATGTAGCACAACGTTCTAACTTATACTTTGGTACTGGGTTACTAAACTCAACACAAGAAGTAAAAGTATTGGATATGGCAGATTTGGATGGTAGTAACAATGTGAGAATGGTACTCAGATTTACAAGTGCAGTACAATTTGGAATTGCATCTGATATAGTATCTTACGCATAATTAATTAATTAATCAATAGAAAGGGGTGGGTAGGTAATCTGCTCACCCTTTTTTTATAAAACAAATAAAAACAATGGCTTGTACAATAACAACAGGTAGAAAATTACCTTGTAAAAGTGCCTTTGGCGGTATCAAAAAAGTATTCTTTGCAAACTTTGGAGATAATGCTATTGGTCAAATAACAGTAGCAGCAACTGGTGAAGCATCTTTTGATGGAACACCTACTTGGTATGAATTTGATGTAAAAGGAAATTCATCTTTAGAAACTACTGTAACAAGTAGCAGAGAGAATGGAACTACTTTTTATACTCAAACTTTAAACCTTACACTTACATATTTGGATGCTGAAACGCAACAAGTATTACAAACACTTGCAGTAGCAAGACCATATATTGTAGTTGAAGACTACTATGGAAATAGCTTTTTGTGTGGAGCAGAAAATGGTGCTGAATGTACTGGTGGAACTGTGGTGACTGGCGCAGCAGCTGGCGATTTAAGCGGCTTTACACTTACGTTCGAGGGAATGGAAGAAACTGCACCTTATTTCTTATCAACACCGGTAACTGGTGATGCAGCACAGATTGACCCAACTGCATAATTAATATTTATTTTAAATTAGAAGCATCCTTAATCGGGTGCTTTTTTTTTGTTTTTACAAATTACTATTTTTTATACGTTATATAAGTGATGATATTATTAGAACCACAAGCTACAAATGAGTTTAATTGCATACCAAGAGAATATGTAACAAATGCTGTTATGATTTTAAGAGATGATAGCACTAATGTAAAAGTTAAATATGGTTTAGTACCAAGAGTTGATGGTGTAGGAAATATTCTTATTATAAATGATACTTATACTATATATTATTCTGAATATGAAAATTTAGTTGAGGGGCATTTTTATGATTTAACTTTATATTCGGATTATGAAAGAGGAATTGTAATATTTAAAGATAGGGTTTTCTGTACTGCACAAAAAGGTGATATTATTCGTGATAACGATTTCTATAAAGTAAATAAAGACCAATATACAGAATACGATGGTTTCAATAATGACTATATTGTAATATGAGAAAAAGAAACGAAAAAGGACAATTTAGCAAAACAAAAGTATCAGAGTTTGGCTTTGTAAATTTAAGTACATACACATCACCAGAGGTTAAAGAAGTTAATGGTGCTGATTGGATTGAATACGGTGCAGATAACAACTATTTTCAATTCCTTATCGATAGGTATAATGGTTCACCTACAAACAATGCAGCTATAAATGGTATATCACAAGCTATTTATGGTAAAGGTTTAAATGCTACAGATAGCAACAGAAAACCTAATGAGTATGCACAGATGGTTTCTTTGTTTAGAAAAGATGTTGTACGTAGAGCTTGTTACGATTTAAAGTTAATGGGGCAATGTGCAATACAAGTTATCTATAATAAAGATAGAAGCAAGATTGTTCAGTTAGAACATATGCCTATTGAAACATTACGTGCAGAAAAATGTGATGCAGATGGTAATGTACCAGCATACTACTATTGTAATGATTGGGTAAACATTAAAAAAAGTGATAAACCTTTAAGAATACCAGCCTTTGGTATGTCTAAAGAAAGCATAGAAATATACTACATAAAACCTTATAAATCAGGCTTTTACTACTATTCTCCTGTCGATTATCAAGGAGGTTTACAGTACTGTAGCTTGGAAGAGGAGGTATCTAACTACCATTTGAACAATATTATGAATGGTCTTTCACCATCGATGCTCATTAATTTTAACAACGGTACACCTAACCAACAAGAAAGACAATTAATAGAAACAAAGATTGCACAGAAGTTTTCGGGTACATCTAATGCTGGTAAATTCATTTTAGCTTTTAATGATAATAAAGAAAGCCAAGCAGAAATAACACCAGTACAATTAAGTGATGCGCACAATCAGTACCAATTTTTAAGTGAAGAAAGCACAAAGAAAATAATGGTTGCACATAGGATTGTATCACCAATGTTATTAGGTATAAAAGATAGTAGTGGTTTAGGAAATAATGCAGAAGAAATAAAGACTGCATCTCTTTTGATGGATAACACCGTTATAAGACCATTTCAAGAACTTTTAATAGATTGTTTTGATAATATACTTGCATACAATGATATTAGCTTAAACCTATACTTTACAACGTTACAACCATTAGAATTTACTGATGTAGATAAAGATTTACAAAGTAAAGAAGATATTGAAGAAGAAACGGGTTATGAGTTTAGCAAAGAAAAAACTGAACTTGATAATGTATTAGAAGAATTAGGTGAAGAAGAAGATTTAAGCCAATGGACATTAATTGATGAAAGAAAAGTTGATTATGATGATGAAGAAGCATTAGATTATCAAATAGACCAACTAAACAAAAAGAACAAAAGCACGTTGTCTAAGATATGGGAATTTGTATCAACTGGTACAGCAAGACCAAACGCAAAATCTGAACAAGATAAAGCGGTAAAAGATGTGGCATTTAAAGTAAGGTATCAATATTCACCTTTAGAAGAAACGTTTAACAAAGAGGGTGAGAATGTCACAAGAAGTTTTTGTGAGAAAATGATAAAAGCTAAAAAGATATACCGCAAAGAAGATATTGAATTGATGAGTACAAGGGCAGTAAATCCAGGTTGGGGTGCAGAGGGTGCAGATACCTATTCTATATGGCTTTACAAAGGTGGTGGCGCTTGTCATCATTTCTGGACACGCAAAACTTATATGTTCACATTAGATAGTAAACGTATTGATGTTAAATCACCATTAGCACCAACAATAAGTGTAAATGAAGCTAAACGAAAAGGTTTTAAGCCAGAGGTAAATGATAAACTTGTAGCTAAAAGACCAATAGATATGCCTAATGAGGGTTTTTTACCAACTAATAAAAGAAGATAATGGCAACAGTACTTTTTATAAATAGAACAGATTTAGTTAGAAACTCTATCATTGATGGAAATACCGATACTGATACCTTTATTCAGTATATAAAGCTATCTCAACAGATAGACATACAACAAATCATAGGTACAAATATGTATGATGGTTTAACTAATGCTATTGTTGCTGGTATTGATTTACCAGAAAATGCAAGATGGAAAACTATTCTTGACAATTACATAGTAAGTATGCTAATATGGTACGCACAAGCAAATTATATTCCATTTTGTGCATACCAAATAAAATCGGGAGGTATATACAAGCACACATCTGAAAACGCACAAAACGTAGATAAAAACGAGGTTGATTTTTTAGTTGAAAAAGCAAGAACCAATGCAGAATGGTATTCAAGACGTTTTATAGACTTTATGAGTTTTAACCAAGCTACATATCCAGAGTACACTAATAACGTCAATGATGATATTTATCCAAGTTATGAGGCTACATTTAATGGATGGGTTTTGAGTTTATCATCTTTGTTTCTAATATTAGTTTAATTTAAAAAAAAGCGTTATGCAAAATGAAATTTGGAAAGTAATAAATAATTACAATGGATATTATGAGGTAAGTAACTTTGGCAGGGTAAGAAGTATTACACGAAAAATAGAAAGAACAGACCCTAATGACATTGACAAAAAAAGGTTGTTTACATATAAAGGAAAATTAATTCCTTTTTGGATTACTAAAAAAGGCTATTGTAGATGTACACTAAATATAAATGGAAATAAAAAAAATCATTTAGTACACCAATTAGTAGCAAAAGCATTTTTATCAAACGAAAATAATAAGCCACAAGTAAACCATATTAATTGTATAAAAACAGATAATACAGTTGAAAATTTAGAGTGGGTAACTAATACTGAAAATCATTTACACGCAAAGGCAAACGGCTTATTATATTACCAAAAGTTATGAGTTACAAACCAAAGGCAAAGAACATTGAGAAATTAAAGGTATTTCTTAAAAAGAAAAAAAACAAGAAGTAATGGCAAACGAAATATATTTTAAAAGTTGGTGGGGTAGAGGTGTTTGTGATAACTCTGTAAATTGGGGTTTAGTCTACAAAGAGTATGCTGGGTGTAGTGCAGTACCAGCATTACTTTTAACCTTACAAGCAAGGGCAACATACTATGAGAATGTTACTTGTACAACTGCAACTTTAGATGAATTAGAAAATATACAATAATGAGCAACCTTTTAGAAAAAGCATCAATTATATTAACACCAACTGCGTATAACAATGGTGAAGCACTTTGTGTTAAGCCAAGTGATGGAAGTGGTGATTTTGATTTTAGCAGAAATTCAGCAGCTACAAGAGTAAACGCTCAAGGGTTAGTTGAAAACGTACAGATACTATCGAGTAATTTAGTGCAAAACGGCGATTTTTCAGAGGAGGGTGTACAAGAGATTTCTAATGGCTCGTTTTCTCAAGAGGGTAGCGAATTAGTTACTAATGGAGATTTTTCAAATGGTAGTACGGGGTGGGCATTAGGTCAAGGTTGGAGTGTTGGCAACGATAAAGCTAATAGTGATGGTGATAATAATTATAGCCAATTAAGACAAACAAATATCCTTACAATAGGCAAATCATATAAAATTACTTTTGATTTAAACTATGTATCTGGTTTAATAAAATTTACAACACCATTAACAAATTTAGAATATAATTTAAGCGGCACATATACTGCTTACTTTGTAGCTGATGCGGTTAATGTAGTTTTTACTGCTTGGGGAGATTTCACTGGCTCAATAGACAACGTTTCAGTACGTGAGGTCGGTCAAAATTGGTCTTTAGGTACTGGGTGGAGTATTGGAGAGGATAAGGCGGTATGTGATGGTACGCAAACATCAAATTCTATAATTTATCAAAATATAGGCAGCCAAGCAAATAAAACTGTAAAGTTTTCTTTTACTGTTACAGATTATGTTTCTGGGGTGTTGGAAACTGCTTTTTTTAGTGCATCGGGAACTATTGCCGAAACTATTTCTGCTAATGGAGATTATACTTTTTACATAGCAGTACAATCTGGGCATAATGGAAATACTGGTTTTACCGCAAAAGTTGGTTTTAACGGCTCTATTACAAACATCTCGGTTAAAGAGGTGTTGCAAGATTGGAGTGTTGAAGATTATGGAGCAGTAAGTGCAAGTGCAGTTATTACACCAAATACAGAGGGTGTAAAATTAGAGAAAACAGTTAGTGCAGATTGGAGAAGTAGTTTTTTAGTACAGCCAATTTC